CCCCGAGTCAGCAGCCTGCTCCCGTTCGGCCTCACTATCCGCCCCACGCGCGTGGGGGTCACCCCGCAGCCATGGCCACGAAGCCTGACCTGAATGCAATCCGCCCCCACACGGGTGGGGGCCACCCGGTTCAGCTGCCGTCGAAAAAGACAGCCCACTGATCCGCCCCACACGCGTGGGGGTCACCCCACCGCATCGCAGCGACGTTCATCGTCTGAGTCGATCCGCCCCACACGCGTGGGGGTTATCCATTCATCCAACCCCCTCGGTCCGGCGGGGCGCGGCTAGTCGGAGATGGGCTGCGAGCCGTCCGTGAGCAGCCATCCGAGCGCGTAGAAGATGATCGTGGCGGCCGTCATCGACGGGGTGCCCCCGGTCGATCCGGGGTTGACCGTGGGGTAGAAGTAGGCCTGCGCCGTGAGTGCCACCGACGTGGCCGGGGGCACCGCCAGGCGGCGCGTGAGGCTCATCGTCACGCTGTCGACGTTGCCCGTACCGGACCACGCCCCCTGCTGGTGCAGGGTCTTGTACACCGGCAGCGCGCCCGCCGCCGGGACGGGGCCGCTCGCGGGGCCGATCCACGGCGAGACCTTCACCGTCACGTCCGCGGGCATCAGCAGCTTGCAGGTGACCTCGTACGCCACCACCGCCTGCATCGGGAAGCACAGGCTCGGGTTGCCGACCGTGTCCCCCGGCGGAAACGTGATCGGGTTGGTGTAGGCGCCGAGCGGCAGGCTCACCGCGGCGCTCTGCTGGTAGAGGGCGGCGGACTCCAGCGGCTCGCGCGGGGGCACCCACAGCCCGAGCGACGCGTCCGTGCGCAGGTCGGTGCCAGCCGACGGCCCGCACACGTACGGCCACACCCCGGGCTGCGCCCCGGTGAACTCCAGCTCGTTGAGCGCGCCGACGGAGAACTCCGGGCCCAGGGCGCAGATCGGCGACGGCATAGGGGGCTCCCGGGGGTCAGATGGCGGGGCTGGTGTTCCCGCCGCGGCGGGTGTCGAATCCGTAGATCAGGGTCTCGATCACCAGGCGGGTGATCACGGGCAGCGGCGCCCCGGTGTTGGCCTGGAACGCGGTGACCGCCTGCCACTGGAAGAAGTTCGGGGCCGCCCCGGCGGCGCGGTACATGAACCGTTGCAGGGTGTCGGTACGCGCCATCGCGTACACGGTCCCGGTGGGCGCCAGGCCGTCCGCCCAGCCCTTGAACCGGCCGTGCTCGATGTACGCGGACGGCGGCGGCATCGCCGGGGCAGGGGTGGTGGACGCCGAGAGCACCCAGGCCAGGCCCGTGTTCTGCGGGACCTGCGCGTTGATGGTGAACGTGGTCACGGTGGCGAACTGCTGGGCGGCGCAGCCCGAGGGGCTCGCCGGGATCGCGGTCCCCACGATCTCCAGGCCGTTGAGGGCCCAGGTTCCGAAGTTCACCGGGATGGAGATCGGTCCGGAGTCCTGGCGCTGGTAGAAGGCCAGGAAGTCGACCGGGGGCGCCCACACGCCGACGGCCGGGTCGCGGTACAGGCCGCTGGCGGCCGCGGGCGTGCACCCGGCGCCGCTGCCGCCGGGCCATGCGCCGGGCCGGGTGTTGCGAAAGCGCAGGCCGCCGTCGGCAGGCGACGTGTTCATCTCGGGCCCGGTGCAGGTCACTGCGCCAGGGTATCGGGTATAGACCGGTTTGGGAGGTTTCCATCGCACCGGCGGCTTGACGTCATCCATAGAATAAGGTATAGTCTCCGCGTGGGTGGACCCGGCCCGCGGCGCTGGCCGACGGCGTCCCGCGCATCTCCACACCGCCAACCAGAAAGACATCTGACATGGGCGTTTCCGTACGGGAGTTCGAAAACCTCGCCGCCGCGCTTCGCGCCGTCGTCGAGTCCGGGCCCGCGCCGAAGGCGGAGCGCCGCCGACCCGGCACTGCGCGCCGCGCCCGCATCAGCACGAACGCGGGCTATGAGCCCGACGGGTGTTTCTGCTGCGCGCTGGGCGAGCGGGCGCCGTGCCCCTGGTGCGAGTCGCTGCGCGAGTGCGGCGCATGTGGCGAGTTCATACCCGAGGACGACATGGACGGCCACGTGCACGAGCAGCACCCGGGCGTCGGGGCGGCCGCCTGATGGCCGCCTACTTCGACGGCCGGGCCCGCGCGCTCCATGCCCGCACGGCCCTGGGCTGGCGCGGCCCCGCCGTCTACCGGGCCGCCCGGCCCGCAGCGCGGTGAGCGCGGTGAGCGCGGTGAGCGCCGTGCCGGTGTGCTGGGTGGTGACCGAGGCCACCGGCGACGGCGCCCAGTGGTGGGTGCAGGACGCCGACGCGGACAGCGTGGTCCTGGCACCGGCGGCGCCCGGCGCCGCGACGAGCACGCCGCGCCCGCTGCCGCAGTTCGGGATGGCACACCTGGCCCTGTCCGAGACGGCGCGCCGGGCCGCGTGGGCGATGTGCGCGCTGATGGCGTTCTACGCCGTGCGGGTGCACGTGGTCCCGGGCGGCCCGGACCCCGCCGCCGACCCGCACTGGCGCGAGCGCATGGACCTGGTCACGGTGCTGCTCGACTTCGGTGCGGGGGTGGCGCGGTGACCCCGGGCGCGCCGTACAGCCGCAGGCGGCTGTGCCCGGGGTGCGGCAAGCCAATCGTGCCGGGCGCCCGCGCTCCGGCCGCCGGGCGCGCGGCCGCGTACTGCGTGTGCCCGCCGCGCGCCGCAGCCCGGCGCGCACCGCGCACGAGGCGATAATGCGGGCATGCGGACCGCGCGCGGCGCGCACCACATCCCCCGCCGCGCAGCCCCGCACGCGGGGGGTCTTCCCGTCGCAGGCGCCCGCCCCCGCGCCGCCGAGGCCGCCCCACGTGGGTGGGGGTCTTCCGGTGAACGTCTCGGGGCCCGGGCCGCGCGGCGCGCCCGCCCCACCCGCGTGGGGGTGAGCCCGCAGACCGCTGCCGCCCGATGCCGGTACCGCGCGGCTCCCCGCGCGCGCGGGGGTCCCGCGCAGCTCCCGCAGGCACCGGCACCTCCGGAACATAGACACGGTAGCGTCGATAGTGTAGAGTTTCCTTGTGGGCGAGAACCGCCGCACCCCTAGCTCAGAGCGCACAGCCGCACACGCGTATCCGCACCCCGCCCCGCCGAAAGGACACCTCATGCCCGTCGCCGTCATGGAGCTGCGCCTCACCATCGACCTGGCACGCGGCCCCGCGTCCGGGTTCACCGCCACCTGCACCGAGCTCGGCGCCACCGCAACCGGACCCACCAGGGGCAAGGCTTTCACCGCCTGCCGGGAGCTGTGCCGCAGGAAGATCGCTGCGGCCGTCCCGGGCCACCCGGTAGCCGACCGGCCGCACGAGCCGGTCATACTCGCCGGGCCCCGCGAGTACACGTGCATCGCCTGCGAGGGCACATGCATGATCGACCCAGGTTCCGGCACGTCGGTCGCCGCCGCGAGGCTCGCCCACGTCTACTCCCGCTCCGGCCACGCCCCACGCTGGGTCAACAGCCTCACCGGCGACCCCCTCGACGACGAGACCACCCCATGACGCCCCCGGACCCCGCCCCGGACCTCGCCGCCCTCCAGGACGCGCTGCGCGACCGGCTGCGCGAGCTGGCACCGGCGCTCGAGGCGGCCACCCTGGCCGAGACCGGGCACACCGCCCGCCCCTACGGCGTGGCGCTGCGCTTCCCCGGCGGCCAGAGCGCCTACATCCAGATCATGCGCGCGGGCGTGCCCGGCGCCGACCGCCCGGACGCGCCCGGCGACCGGGCGCCGAACCCGGCGCCCGTGTTCGCGCCCGGCCACGCGCAGGTGCGCACCGCGGACCTCGAGACCCTGCTGGCCGCCGCCCTCGCGACCCTGCCCGCACCGCTGTGCGCCCAGGGCACCCCGATCTCCCCCACCGCCCGGCCCGGCGGCTTCCCCTTCGGGGTACGCGCCCGCTACCCCGGCGGCACGGCGCTGTGGCTGCTGCCCTTCCTGCTGCTGGCCCCCGGCGAGCAACCGGCCAAGCGCCTGCAACACCTCTACCCCGCCGCGTTCTAGGACAACGGCGGCACGGCCAGCGCGCGCCCGGCGCCCGGCCCCGCACGGCCGTCCGGCTTTGCCTGGACGCTGAACGTCTTGATGCGCCCGCGCCAGTTCACCGTCACCCTCGGCGCCACCGCGCCGTCGATGCCGCGCGCCCTGGCCAGCTCGATCAGGTCGCCCAGCTGGTCGAGCGTCATGCCCGCCCCCGGGTCCAGGGCGTCCTCGTGCAGGTCGCTGCGGTCGCGCCGTGCCATGCGCATCACCCGTCCTATCCCACCGGCCCCGGATCGAGCAGGTACGTCATCCCGTACAGGCCCACCCACCAGTCTCTCACCTGCGCCTGGAGGCCCGCGCCACCGGCCGCCGCGTGCACCCCGTGCCGCACCGTGAGCGCGGCCTGGTCGGCGATGTCCACCACCGCCTGCACCGGCAGATGCGACGAGCGGTGCCACACCACCTGCGCCGCAGGGGCCTCGGAGCTCACCGGCCCCCACACCGTGCCCCCCGGCTGCGCCCCGGGCGCGGGCACATAGGCGACGTTGCCCCACTGCTCGATCCACGTCACCGCGTTGACCGACAGGGTGACGCCGAACTCGACCCAGCCGGTGAACGCCATCTGCTGGTAGGCGCTGGGGTTGGTCAGGTACCACGGCTCCAGCGCGAACTCGTACACCCCGCCCGGGCTCGGGTCGACCGCCAGCAGCGTGCTGTCGGCGCCGCGCTGGACCTGGGTGACGGGGGTCGCGCCGACCTGCGGGATCCACGGCCCCCACTGCGGGTCCACCCGCAGGCCGTTCGCGGCCCGCATCGACGCGGGCACCCCCGCGCCGGTGGCGAACGGCCACGCCACCGCGGGCAGGGCGCGCAGCGAGAGCCGGGACTCGGCGTCGGTCGCGAACTCGCCGCCGGTGCAGATGATCGCCGTCACGCGCGGGCCTCCTAGAGCGGGGGGGTCGGGTCGATCAGCCACGCGACGCCGGTGAGCGTCGCCGCCCACGACGCGACCTGCAGCGGCAGCGGCGTCGAGGGGGCCGCGTCCAGCACGTTCTTGACCCCGAGGGTCACGGTGACCGACGCCTGGGCCGGAAGCGGCCCGGTCCACAGCCCGAGCCCGACCTTCGCCTGGGCGCGCCACGCGAACGACGCCGCCCCCGCCGCAGCCTGCGCCGGGGTGACCGTGATGCCCGGCGACGTACCGTCCAGGGCCTCGTACGGGGTCGAGACGGCCGGGCCGCCGGGATACGGCGCGTACTGGAGCCGCCCCCACAGCTCGGCGTTCGCCGACCCGCGGGTGTAGACCAGCGCGTCGAACTCCACATCGCCGAGGAACGCCGTGTTCTGCGCGGCCGAGAGCGCCGGGAAGGCGAGCGCGGCGTCCAGCAGCACGGCCAGGGTCCCGGCGGGCACGGCCGCGGACTCGATCGAGGCCAGGGCGACGCTCACCGGCCGCGGGTCGCACTGCGCCGCCCACGCCCCGTTGGCGGCGTCCATCCGCAGCCCGTTGATCCACGGGCCCGGCCCGGCGAGGGCGGCGGGCAGCGGCATCCACCGGGCCGCGGTCACCCGCAGCGACCCGGTCGAGTCGAACCCGAGGTCCGGGCCCGTGCACAGGGACGCGCCGCCGCCCATCGCTCACCCGTCCGAGACCGGCGCGGCGCAGGGCCAGCCCTGCGCGAACACCTCGGCCGACCACGCGGTGACGTACCCGGGGTAGCTCGGCCGTACGAACGTGGGGCTGCCCGGCGGGGTCGGCGGCCCGACCGCGTTGAGGTACAGGGCCTGGGCGAGGGTGAGGGTGGCCGTGCCGCCCGCCGGGACCGAGACCCGGCGCGCGAGGGTGACCGGCAGCGCGAACGGCACCGTGCCCGGGGCCGCGTCGTTCAGGTGCGCGGTCCCGTACCGCGGCAGCACGTCGGGCGCGGGCGCGGCGCCCTGGCCGAGCCATGCGGCCATCAGGACGGCCTGGGTGTCGAACAGGACCAGGGCGGCGCGCAGCGTCGCGGACACGACCGCCTGGAGCGGCGTGCACAGCGGGTTCGCCAGGACGAATGTGCGCACCGGCGTGTTCCCGGTCCACGCGTCGTACGCCATGCGGTAGGTCGTGCCGGGCGGGGAGACCTGGTAGGACGACCAGGTCGGCAGCAGGGTCTGTACCGTCCACAGGCCGGTGTCGGGGTCTTTCGCCAGGCCGTTGGCCGCGCCGATCGGGCACGGGTAGGGCCACGCGGAGGACGGCAGCTGCACCGGGGTGCCGTGCACGTCGTAGGACATGGGGCCGGACGCGCTGTTGGGCTGCCGGGCGGTGAGGCAGCCCGAGCCGTCCAGCGCCATCTCGGGGCCGGTGCAGCCGGTCACGCGACCAGGTCCGTGACCGGGGCGAGCTGGGTGTAGCCGAAGCCCGTGGTCTCCACCCCGCCGTCGATCAGGCTCGGGGCGGCGGTGGCGCCGGAGACGAGGTTGACGCAGTACAGCGACATGTACCGGTGCAGGGTGACGGACGCGCCCGGGGCCAGGGCCAGGCGGCGGATGAGGGTCGCGCTGGTCGCGAACTCGGCGGCGCCGTCGGACCAGCAGTGGTACGAGTCGTAGGTGCTGATCGCCAGGTCGGGGGGCCGGGTCGCGGTGGACGGGCCGACCCACAGCTTCTCCAGGAGATAGGTGTGCAGGGGCATCCCGCCGTGGCAGCGGAACGTATGGGTCAGCACAACCTGCATGGGCAGGCACGCGCTCGGGTTGGTCACCACCATGTCGGGCACGCCGGTGGAGGTGTAGGAGTTGAGGACCAGCGGCGTCGAGGCGACGAACGGCTGCACGTCGTGGAACGCGACGAGGTTGAGCGGGTCGACCCAGAGGCCGAGCGCCGGGTCCTTGCGCAGGCCCGAGGCGCTCGAGGGCGGGCAGGAGGTGCCGTAGGGCCACGCCCCGGGCTGCGTGTTGCGCACGATCAGGGCGTTGGTCGCCGGGTCGGTGGCGAACTCCGGGCCGATGCACACGGTATTCACATATCGCCCCTATGTCGGTTTCGTCCTGTTCTGTTCTACAGTAGCCGCGGCCCGCTCAGCCCTGCGGCAGCGAGGTCGGCAGGCCGCCGATCAGCGCGAGCAGCGCCGGGCTGCTCTGCCCCTCGCCCGGCGCGCGCGGCGCGGTCGCGTACGGCACCCGCACCGTGCTCGGCGGCGGCGCCACCGGCGCCTGCGCGAGGACCATCTCGTCCCCGGTCAGCGCGTAGGTGGCCGTCAGGTGCCCCTGCGCGGTCATCGCCAGCGTCCACAGCCCGATGGCCGAGATGTTCTGCGGCGCGGTGTTGTTCGCGTCCAGCTCGCCGCGCTGGCGCAGCTCGTGCGTCAGCGCGTTGCGCATGGGCACGTGCAGGCGCCGGTGGTGGTTGCGGTGGTTGTGGTCGTGGTGCGCCACGGGTCACGCTCCCGACTGCAGAAGCAGAGAGGCCGCCTTGTTCACGGCCCCCACGGAGATGCCGACGATCTCGCCGTTGCCGGGCGCGTAGGTCACCGCGACCGACTGGAGCGAGACCACGGCCTGCGGTGGCAACGCCGAGCAGAAAAAGGGCGAGGGCGTCAGGTCCACGAAGGTCCCGCAGACCAGGTCGCTGATCTTGACCGGCGCCGTCGGCAGCAGCCCCGCGTTGTCGGTGCCGCGCACGTACCCGGTCAGCTCGCTGTACGCCATCAGGTTCACGGCCGAGGACCAGGCCTGGGCCCGGGTCGCGACCTGGCTCATCTTCACCAGGTGCTCGACCAGGCCGTGATAGGTGTCGTCCTGGTCCCCGGCTGCGACCGGCAGCGTCGGGTCGTCCTGCACGACCTGCCCGTGCAGGGTGCGCTTCGCGGTGCGCGAGACCGCCGAGCCCTGCACGATCATCCGGTTGCAGTAGTTCGTGCCGTCGTCGCCCAGCACCACGTCCCCGGCCAGGTCGTCCGCGCCCAGGCTGATCCGCTTGGTCCAGGGCGCGCCGCCCTCCCCCATGACGATGATGCGCCGCCCGACGGTGGTCACATCCACCTGCGACTGCAGGAGCTGGCCGAGGTGCTGCCACACGTTGACGGTCTCCGCCGGGGTGTTGTCCGTGATCATCGTGCCGGTGGCGGCGACCACCATGTGCTCGACCACGTGCGGGTCGTCCGGCAGGAACCCGTCGGCGATCATGTAGGCGACCATCTGCGCGCTGTCGAGTCCGTTGGGGAAAACCCAGTCGGTGTGGTTGACCCGGACTTTGAGCCATTCCAGGACGTCGTACGCGAGCACGGTGAACTGGCCGGTCTGGAGGGATTCCTCATAGTTGATCACCGGCCCCTCCCAGACGCGCTCGATCGCCGCGCCGGTGTGCCGGAAGACCGCGAGCTCGGTCGCCCATTTCTCGACCTGCCGCACCGTCTGGCAGCAGTGGGTCCCGGCCTGCGGCAGCCCGATCACCAGCTTGCAGCTCGCCGGGGCGTCCAGGGTGCGGTCCCATTCCAGGGACACGATCCCGTCGAGGATCCCGAGCGCGGGCCCCGCCTGCGCGCCGCCGCGCGGCATCAGCGCGACCGTGTACTCGGTGGCGCAGCCCAGCTGCTGCGAGACGGACTGCGCGAGGGCGACCCCGGTGCTCACCGCGTCACCCCGCGTCCTGCCGGGCCACCAGGCTGATGCCCAGGCTCGCGTTGGCGGCGTCCACGAACGCCTCGTCGACCGTGGCGGCGATGCACCACGCCGACCCGCAGCTCAGCACCGGCCAGCTGACCGCGGGTCCGGCCCCGGAGTACAGGATCGGCTGCGCGGTGGTGCCGTCCGGGCACGCCACCAGCGCCGTATGGGTGCGCCCGTCGATGGTCAGGGTGCTGTTCGCGGGGACGCGGGGGATGCCGATCTGCCCGGCCAGCGCGCACGGGTCGAGCTGGGAATAGTTGCACGTCTGGCCGGGCGCGGTCGCGTAGAAGCTGATCACGAGGCGGCGCATGTCCAGGGCGCCGGTGGTGACCTGGATGACCGGCACCAGCTCGGCGTATGCGGGCAGCAGCCCGGGCGCGACGGACGCGGTGGCGACCAGGGGCTGGATGGTGGCCAGGCACACGCACGGGTCCGAGGCCACCGGCGGCCCGGGGGGCGCCACCACGGCCGGGCACAGCGGGTCCGCCATGCATCCGCCCTCGATCGTGCCCGGGCAGGTGGTGTTGCAGCCGGGCGCGGCGGCCGGGGTCCACTGCACGCACACCGAGTTCGGCGAGGTCGTGCAGTCCGGCGGGGTGGTGCCCGGGGTCCCGGCCGGGACCCACACGGCGTTGCACGGCCAGAACACCGGGACGATGAACGGGAGCGCGGGGGCGATCTGCACCGGGTCCGAGTACATCCACGGCCACCCGGCGGCGACGGTGAACACGACGTCCCCGCCCCAGAACGCCCGCCCGGCGCAGTCCGGGGAGTTCAGGCGCGGGTTGGCCTTGGACGTCTGCTCCGGGCCCTGGAGAAGGCCCACGTTGTAGAGCTGGCGGCGCCCCGAGGTGTCGTCGAGGTCGCAGTCCGTCCAGAGGGTCATGGCCTGCCCGGTGCCGCAGGATCCCGAGGGCAGGCATGAGCCGCGCAGCACGCCGGTCAGCCACGCGAGGCCGTAGGACAGGCCCCGCTGGCTGGAGGCGAGCAGGTAGCCGCTGACCACGATCTCGCGGTAGGACTGCTGCACCCGGCCCAGGACCGCGCCCGCGGAGCCGACGCGCAGCGGGTTGCGCACCCCGGGGAATTTGCCGGTGCCGCCGATCTGCAAGCCGAGCATGCCCGCGAACTCCCCCGAGGCCGGGACGGCCGGGTCGAACCACGGGGCCCCGCTGATGTCCGGGTCGCCGCCCGGCAGGAACGGCAGGCTCGTCTGCGGGCACCCGGCGAACGACCGGACGTTGATCCCCCAGGACTGGGCGATCGCGGTGGTCAGCGGGTTGTTGATGACCGCGACCTCGCTGCCGGGCAGCCCGAGGGTCATATACCCGTCGTACACCTCACACCACCCGCACCAGGTTGGCCAGCACGGTGGCGGCGACGGTGGCCGGGTCCTGCGCGGGGGTGGTGATCGTGATGGGCGCGTTCACGACCTTCTGGGGGCCGCCGCCGTTGCCGGGCCCGACCCCGGCCTGGGCGAGGATGCCCAGCAGCCCGGTCGCGCTCGCCACCGACAGGGCGGTGCCCGGGCTGGACAGGGGGACCACCGCCTCGTCCCCGGCCTCGCCGATCATCGCCAGGGTGGGGCGGGTGACCAGCGCGCCCGAGGCCAGGAACGGGATGTTGACGTGCCCCAGGCCCGGGATCTTGTGGATCCCGCTGTTGATCCACCCGACCGCGGTGTTGACCCCGCCCTTGAACGCGTTCCAGATGTCGGTGCCCAGCTGCGCGGCGAAGTCGCCGACTGCTTCGAGGCCCTTGAGCAGATCCTGGATCAGCGTGCCGCCGACGGAGAGCAGGTCTTTCCCGAAGGCCGCCAGCTTGCCGGGCAGCCCCTCGACGAATCCGACGATCCGCGTGATACCGGTGGCCACGATGTCCCCGGCGGCGTTCCACATGTCCGAGAAGAACGTGGCGACCTTGCCGGGCAGCGGCGAGAGAAACGCGATGATCTTCCCGGGCAGCGCCTCGAAGAAATTGATCACGTTTCCGCCCAGGCGGATCGTGGCGTTGTACGCGCCGTTCCACGCGTTCGTCGCCCACTGTGTCAGGGTGGTGACGAAGATGTTGATCCCGGCCATGATCTTGCCCGGCAGGGCGGTGAACCAGCCGACCAGCGCGGTGATCGCCGTGGCCACGAACGCGCCCAGGGCGTTCCACGCGGTGGTGATCCACTGGACCAGGTCGGGGCCCAGGCGCTCGGCGGCGCGCACGATCTGCCCGGGCAGGATCGTGAAGAAGTAGATCACGGTGCCGATGGCGATGCCGATGGCGACGAACACCGCCTCGAACGCGAGCTTGATGGCCAGCACCAGAAGGAGCCCGAGCCCTTCGAGCGCGTGCAGCACCTGGCCGGGCAGGGCCTTGAATTCGCCCAGTACGGCGCCGAGGCCCGCGGCCAGGGCCTGTCCGAGCAGCGCGAGCCCGGCTTTGAACGCCTTCACGAGCAGGGCGCCGAGCTGCGAGAGCGCGTGGAGGATATTGCTGGGCAGCCGCTCGAACCAGCCGACGACCGAGTTGAAGAATCCGGCGATGTCCGAGCCGATCTTTCCCCAGTCGGTCTTGGTGAACAGCCCGACCAAGTCGGCTGTCCAGTTGACGACGTCGACCAGCACGTGGGCGACGATGCCCAGGAGCTTCGCGAGCAGGCCCATGGAGAAGGCGAACTCCTTGGCGTCCGCGGCGACCAGGAATCCGATCAGGCGGGCGATCAGCACGATGAGCGGGGCCATGGTCACGTCGAGCTGGGCGATGGCCTCCACTAGGGGGATCAGCGGCGGGACCAGCGCCGTGAACGCGTTGACCAGGGTCGGCAGGACCGGAAGCAGCGCGTTGACCAGGACCGTGATGACGGGCGCGAGGGACTCGGACACCTTGATGAACAGGCCGACCAGCAGCACCACCGTCGGAATCAGGGCCTTGATTCCACCGGCGAGGGCGCTGATGATCGCCTCGGCGAGGGTGGTGATCGGGGCGAGCAGCGGCTCGACCGCCTGGAGCAGCGCGCCGAGCAGCTGGAGCACCGGCGCCAGCAGCGGGATCAGCGCGCTCAGGGCGTCCGAGAGCAGGCCGCCGAGGTCGATGCCGAGCTCGTTGAGAAACTTGGTGATCACCGGCAGGATCGGGGCGAGCGCCCCGGCCAGCACAGAAACGATCTTGCCGAACGACGCGGCGAGGTCCGTGATGATGGGGCCGATGCCGCCCGCGAGCGCGACGATCAGCTGCGCCACCAGCGGGAGCACCGGGGCGATGGCGGCCGCCACGTTGCCCAGCGACGCGGCGAGCGGCGCGATGGCCGGGGTCAATACCTTGACGGCCTGGCCGAGGCCTGCGAACAGCGGCGAGACGATTGCGGCGATCCCGGCGACCGCCGGGCCCAGCGCGCCGCCGATCGAGGCCGCGAGACCGGCGACGGCCGGGCCGATGACGGTCACGGCCTGCGAGACCAGCGGCGTCATCTGCTGGAGAACGCTGGAGAACTCGGGCACGAACGGCGCGAACGAATTCTTCAGGTCGGTGGCGATCGAGTCTTTCAGCGTCGAGAACAGTCCGGACAGCGTCTCCGCGTGCGCCTGGAGCAGGCCCTGGAACTTGCCCAGCGGACCGGCGAAGCTCGTGATCGAGCCGAGGACCTGCTGGTACGAGATCTGCCCCTTGGACAGGGACTTCTGCACCTGCGCCATGGACTGGCCGGTGTAGGCGGCGACCGCCTGCATGGACGGGACGCCGCCGGTCTCCAGCTCCCGCATCGTGCCCGCGGTCGCGTGCCCCTGCTGGGCCATGGTCTGCAACGCCCGGGTGGCGTGCTGGATTCCGGCCGCGCCGCGGCCGGTGCCCACCGCCGCGTCGCCGAACGCGGTGAGCACCTGGATGGACGTGCCCGCCGAGACGCCGACGGCGGCGAGCTGGGCGGCGGCGGGCTCCAGCTGGCTGAACTGGAACGGGCTGGAGTTGGCGAACGCCTGGAGCGCCTGGAGCTGCTGGGTGGCCGGGCCGACGCCCTCGTTATAAAGAATTTGAAATGAAGCAGTAGCCTGCTGCATGGCCGAGGACTGCTTGAGACCCGAGTCGATGGCCGCCACGCCCAGGCCGATGAACCCGAGCTTGGCCGCGTCCAGGCCCTTCTTGGCCAGGTCGCCGAGCTTGCCGCCGACGGTCGAGAACAGGCCGCCGGACTCGCCCATCGCGGTGGCGCCCGCAGCCCCGGCCTCGGCTCCCGCGGAGGCCATGGCCGCGGTCATCGCCTCGCCCGCGGCGGTGCCCGCCTCGGTGCCCGCCTCGGTGGCCGCGGCCGAGAGCGACTCGCCGAGCGCCGCGCCCGCCTCGGTGCCCACCTCGTCCATCAGAGTGTCGAGCTCGGCCGTGAGGGCCTCGGTCAGCGCGGTGGCGACCTCTTCCGCCACCAGCTCCATCGGGGATTCCAGGGATGCGCCGAAGGTCTCGGCGACCTGCTCGGCGATCCGCTCGAACTCAGCCTCCATGACGGTGCCGAACGCGGCGGCGGCCTTCTCCGCGGCGGCGTCGAGAATGTCGATCAGCTCGGCGGTGAACGTGTTGCCGTCCACGCCGAGCGTGACCATGGCCTCGGCGAGCACGCCCACGCGCCTCTCCCTTCCCGAAGCCGATAAAAACGGACAATACCTAGTAGATCCGGCATAAGGGTATATGTCCGATCGCGCCCGGCCCGGCGCGGCGCGGCCCGCAGCGCGGCCGGACCTCGCCGCCCGGCGCGGGTCACGCGCCCGCAGTGGGGTCCCACACCCCGTCCATCCCCGCGAACGACGCGGCGGCCTCGGCCGCCCACTGCGCCTCCAGCGCGTCGAGCGAGCGCGGCGCGATGCGCTGCGCCAGCTCCAGCTGCTGCATCCCCGAGCCGTAGACGGTCTCGGTGAGCGAGTCCACGCCCTCCTCGGTGTCGCGCCGGTCGCGCAGGAACGCCCACACGGCGGCGAGCGCGCGGTCCACGGGCATCTCGAGGAGGTCCACCCCGCTCAGGGCCGCGCGCCCGTCGATCCACGGCCAGCCCTCGTGCGCGGTCGAGGCCAGGCGCACCGCGGCCCACCACGGCATCCGGCACACCAGGGCCGCGCTCCACTGCGCGGCCGCGGCCAGCTCGACCAGGTCGAGGGGGTCGCCCGGGTCGTCCAGGCGTCCCGAGATCCACCGGGAGTCCCTCGCCCCGAGCAGCCCGGGCAGGAAGGCCATCCAGTTGCGCCGGGCCAGGGCGCGCAGCAGCGGCGCCGCCGGGCTCGCGCGCAGCCGCAGGCGCCGACCGTCGAGCTCGATCACCGCCGGAAGCGTCGGGGCGGGCCAGCGCGGGTCGCGCCCCGCGTCGCCGGGCAGCCCGTGCCCGCCCTCGATCGGCACTACGCCGCGGCTCGGGCGGCTGTCTTCTTGCCCGCGCCCTTCGCGACGCCCTTGGCCGGGGGCTTGCGCGCGCTGGCGCGCCGCTGCTCGCGGTTGGCCGGGGCGCCGGTGACATCGGCCTGCTGCCAGCCGACGCCCGAGGCCTCGAAATCGTCCTTGAGCAGCGGCTCGAATGCGGCGTTGAGGAACCTGACCAGGGCGATCAGGTCGGGGATGTCGTAGGGGTCCTCGGGGTCGTCCTCGCGGTCTTTGAGCCACCGGGCTGTTTCCTCGCCGATCGCGACGTCGATGAAGCGGAGCCACTCGTAGCACATCAGCTGGGTGTTGCCCGACGCCCCGGCGGCCCACATGCGCGCCCAGCGGGCGGCCTTGGGCGCGGTGGCGGTCACCACCCGGCCGTCGAGCTCGAATTGGACGGTGGGCCGGGCGGCGGCGGACTTCGTGGTGGTGAATGTCAGCAGGGCGGGGGCCGGGGCGGTCGCGGTGTCGGTCATGCCGCACACCCTAAACCAGACAAACATCCCAATCATGCATGATGCTGGTCATCCTTGGGCAATTGGGTCGAGCAGGAACCCGGCGCCCCACAGGTCCCACGACCAGCCCTGGACCTGCGCGGCCGTGGTCCCCCCGCTCTCGCCCACGTTCTTGAGCCCGAGCACGGCGGAGACGACCGCCGTGGCGCCGGGCGCGAGCGTGAGCACCACGGCGCGCCGTACGCGCAGGTGCACGATCGACTGCACCTTCGGGGACGCGGTGTGGATCGCGTCGAGATACGAGCCGAGGTTGGGCCACCCCGACCCGGGGTAGGCGAGCGAGCCCCACATCTCCAGCCAGTCCGAGTCGCCGCTGTTCACGTTCTGCCGCCATTCGCCCCAGCCGACGAAGCCCATCGACAGCGGCGACGGGTTGCTGACACTGACCGCGCTGAGGGCCGTGGACGGCACGGTCCCGGGGCCCGAGGGGTTGGCGAACGGGGGGTCCGCGGTGCTGGGGAACCACACCGGCGACCCGGTGGCCACCAGGACCGGAGCGGAGAACGCGCCGCCCTGGGACGAGAGGTGCACCGGCAGCGGCGAGGCGGCACCGGCCGGGGCGGGCAGGGCCGCCGGGACGACCCACAGCCCGGCGGCGGGGTCGTAGCGCAGGGCGTTGGCCGAGTCGATCTGCGCGCCGGGCCACGCGCACACCGCCGGGCGGGTGTTGGCCAGGGTCAGCTCGCCCAGCGGCCCGTGGGTGAACGCCGGGCTGATACACACGTCGGGCACGGGCACCGTGGTCTCTCCTATCCGGTGGCCGGGATGCGCTTGATGGTCCAGCCCGGCAGCTCGAGCACCAGCGCGTTGTACAGGAAGGGGTTGGAGGGCACCCCGCGCACCGCGCGCGCGAACACTTTGCCGCCCGCGGGCGCCGCGTTCTGCCCGGCGGAGGCCTGCCCCCACGCGCCGGAGGACCCCGACGGCGTGAAAACGAGGTACCTGCCGCGCAGCGGGTAGATCATGGCGTGGCGCGGGCCGTAGATCCCGGTGCCCTCGTGGATGAAGATCGCGTACGGCAGGCGGGAGCCGACCTGCGCGAACACGTTCATGCCGCTGATGTACATGGTCTGGGCGATCGAGGAGCGCAGGGTGCCGGACGCGGACTGGGCCAGCCGCCTGGCGGTGGCGGCGACCGCCTCGGCCTTGGCCTCGACGTACTGGTACACCGGCCCGTACGGCGCCGTGACGTACTGGCGCGCCGCCTGCTGGTTCACCTTGATCACGATCCGGGTCGCGCTCACGCTACGGGCCAGCGTTCGCGCGGGCCGCGAGGTCCGGGATGCCCGGCAGCACCCCGCGCACGTACGACAGGACGCTGGTGCCCGCGCAGCCGCCCTGCGGGCTCACCGGCTGCATCACGTTGGGCTGGATCTCCCAGTCGTCCATCGACGACGCAAAGTTATCCTGGTTGCAGCACCACGCGGCCTGCCACGCCAGCTGGGTGTCGGTGACCAGGCCCATGGATGCGGGGAAGCGCGCGTCCTGGCAGCCGGTGGGCTGGTTGTCGTCCGGGCTCGGCCAGCACCGGTACACGCCCGACTCGACGATGGCCTGGATCTGGTTGGGCGAGCAGCGCGCTTTGTCGATGTCGCGGGTGAGCGGGTCGATGCGCACCAGGCGCACCCACGCCATGCCGCCCCCGGCCGCGTTCGGCCCGGTCAGGCAGTCGCAGTTGCACCACATGTCCATCGTGGGCGCCGAGGCCGACCACGCCGTGCAGCAGTCGCATACCGGGCGCCCGGCCGCGGTGAGGGCGTTGCACAGGCACAGCAGCATCCGGGACATCACGCGTCCGAGCGGGGAGTCCAGGCCCTTGGACGCGGTGAGCGGGTCGGGGTGCGCCGGGAGCACCGGGACCGCCGGTCCGCAGCCCGGGGAGCCCGGCACGCACGGGTCCGGGCCGATCTCGTTCACGCGCGCCCCTCTCGGGCCATGCCGTCTCTATTTGCCTGTTCCGTCCCAGTATTGCCTATATGGCCGTCGCGGTGTCCGACGCCGGACGGCCGGTACGCAGACGCTATCGACGAGGACGACCGGCAGGTCACGGTGACGCAGCTGGGCCGCAGCGGCGTGTGACGACCCTGCTCAGCCCAGCCACGGGCTGGGATTGGACTGCGTGATCTGGTTGCCTCGGTTGATGTCCGGGGTGAAGATCGCCCCGGGCCGCACCACGCCGTGCGGGTTGACCGCGGCGATCCACATGTCCACCTCGGGGATGCCCGTGCGCCCCTTCTCATACAAAGACAACGGGTCGATATACGAGAGGGTCATGCCCTCGCGCACGACCTGGGACACGCGGGTGGGCAGGCGGCACGGCGAGCCGATACAGGCCTTCGCGATCTCTGCGGCCAGCACCCCGACCGCGGCGCGGCCGGTGTTGGGCACGGGGATGCCCTTGAGATAGGTGACCGCGAGCGCGTTCGCATCGTCGTTCGGCTTGTCCATCTCCTGGCAGTGCATCCAGCACTGCCCGTCGGTGCGCACCAGCAGCGGCACCGTCCCGCCGTTATACACCACCCACGCCGTGTCCGGGACGACCGCGCCCTGGGTCATGACCTGGGTGACCGCGTGGATCGGCCCGGACAGGCGGATCACGCACCGCGTGTTGCAGCCGCACTCCATGCCGCAGCCCCCGCAGCCGTTGCGCCAGTACCCGTCGATGCCGACGTACGGCTGGAGCACGCCGCCGCTCTGGTACGGCACCCAACCGTAGGACGCCCACGCCGACCAGCCGCACCGGATCGGCTGGCGGCACGGGCGGATCGTGACCGGGCACAGGCCGAAGCGGTGCCCGGTGAACGCCCACAGCACCTCGGTCGCGATCGACAGGGCGCGCTGCTGGACGCTCGGCTCGTAGTTGGCCCACTTCGGATCGCACGAGAGGTCCGCGGGCCAGTCGCACGGGCCGGACGGCGGCGGGGCGGGCAGCACCGGCTGCCCGTTCTTGGCGAACGCGGCGTGCGCGTAGCCGTCCGCGGGCGGCGTGCCGGGCTGGCCCACCGGCAGCGGGGTGATCGCCGCCGGTGGGCCCTCGGCCAGCGGGGTGGCCGCGTTCGGCACCGGCGCGGCCACCCACCCGTCCCACGGGTTCTCCGCCACGGGGGGTCCTTCCGGCTAGGGGATCGTCGTGGTCTCGGACACGGTCGGGTCCTGCGAGGACACGGTGACCGTCGGGCCGCCCGACGGGGTTCCGGTCCACGGCAGCGCGTACACGTGCGTGAGCGGGAAGGGCCCGGGGGTGGTGGCCGTGCCGCCGACCGTGCCGCACTGCCCGGTGGGCAGGTTGACGCTCTGGAGCGCGGATCCGTCGCCCCAGTTGATGATGGCGGTCGGGTCCTTGAGGTTGAGGATCTCCAGGTACCCGGTGACCGCGGACGAGGTCGGGGTGCCCCAGGTGACCGGGGCGAGGGAGAGGAAGGGGCCCACGCGCGTCACGGTCGGCACCGTCTCGGCCCCGGCCAGCGCGATGATCGTGTATACGCCGGAGCACGCGTAGGTGTAGGTGAACGTGCCGGAGTACAGCGGCAGCTGCCCCATCGGGTTGGTGCAGGTCGCGGGGTTGCCCGAGCCGCCGGACGAGGCGAGCAGCACGGTCTGCGGGCCGGTGCCGTCGCCGGGGTCGACCGTCGCGGTCGGGGTCTTCGCGTTGGCGATCGTGACCGTGATGGCCTTGGTGGGCGAGCCGGGGGCGCCGGTGACGGTGACCGCGGCGGTCATGCCCGCCTGCGCCACGGTGTTCTGCGCGCCGCACATCGGGGTGGGCGGCGCCATGGTGGTCAGGAACTGCACCACCTGCGTGGTCGCCGGGATCGGGATCGGCAGCGGCGCGCACACCGGGGAGGTGGGGGTCGACCCGCCGGTGCCCACGGTCTGGAGCAGCACCGGGTACGGGCCCACGCCCCACTGCGAGTTGGGTAGCGTCCGGCCGTTGTAGACGAACGAGACGGCGTCGTTCTTCAGGTCGATGTCGCCGGGCACCCCGCCCAGCACCCACGGGAGGCAGTAGTACCACCAGTTGCCGGAGATGCCGGTGTACGCGGGCTCCGAGCACGCATTGTTCGTGGCCTGCGCCTGCATCCAGACTTCCAGCGAAAACCCGACGGTGCACGAATATTGGGTGTTGTCCATCCACCCGATGTTGGTGCCGTCGTAGCCCAGCACCGGCTGCCACGTGGGGTTCATGATCGAGACCATGTCCGGGTCGACGGCACACATGGTGATCTCGGTGTTCCACCACTTGACCTGGTCGCAGTATTTGTCCGAGATGCACAGCGACCCGTCGAACGCCTTGACCTTGATCTCGTCGCCGGTCTCCACCTCCGGCGTGCACTTCACCTCAACAACCCCGGATGATACGACCGTGGACGACGGGCCCAGGGCCGGGCGCCCGCAGGAGTCCAGCCTGGTCACCCGCATCACCCGGCCTCGCAGAACCTTGACACACTGCTTGCTGGCCATGGCCGGATCAGCCCTCCTGCGTCGGGTCGGCGGCCGCCGGGTCGGCGGCGGCCGGGTCGGTCGCCTTGCGCGCGCGCGGGGCGCGCGAGGTCCTGCCCGCGGACGGCGCGGCGCCGTCCGCGTCGCCCTGCGCGTCGCCGCCGTCCGCGCCGTCCGCGGCGCCGTCCGCGTCGGGCGGGGCGTCGCCGCCGCCCGGCCCGTCCGCGCCGGGGGCGTCCGGCTGCTCGGCCAGCGGGGGCGCGCTGCTCGCGCCGCGCCCGATCCGGTCCGCGAGGGACTGCGGCACGATGAAGCTCAGGACCCGGGTCGCGGTGGTGGTGCCCACCCCCTCGCCGAGCTCGGGGTCGGCCGCCGCGTACAGGGCCTCGGTCAGGGCGTGCTGGTCGTCCGCGTCGCGGGGGATGATGAGCACGTATCCGGGTGCGATCTCGATCACTGTCGGTTCCTAGCGGGTCAAGGGCGCGGTCAGGGTGGCCGCGCCGATCGGGGCCGGGGCGAACGCGACCTTGGCCGCCACCTGGACGCACTCGACGGTCACCAGCACGGCGCGCTCGGCGATCGCCACCGACTGGTTCAGGGGCGCGCTGAAAGTTTCGTTGGTGACGATCTCGCCGCGCCGCACCACCACCTCGCCGGTGGCGTACATCCACGCCTGCGCCGCGTTGGCGATCCCGTCCGGGCCCTGGAACCCGTATCCGGCTCCGAACGCCCACGCGTTGCCGAGCGGGGTGACCAGGGATCCGTCGCTGTCGCGGTACACCAGGCGCTCGTGGCTCGCCCACGCGGCCAGCGCCCGGGGGGCGTGGATGATCAGGCGGGTGTTGGCCGCGTTCTGCCCGGCGCCCTCCAGGACCCCGAGGGCCTGGTAGATGTCCAGGCCCGGGTCGCTGGCCTCGAGCGGGGTCAGGGCCGTGCTCGCCTCGGACGCGAGGGCGCCGTGGTTGCCCTCCTCGCCGAGGAAGAAGCCGCGCTCGACCAGGCGGTGCTCGTTCCAGCCGAGCCGGGCCCCGGCGCGCGCGGCCGCGTCCGCCATGCCCACCGGGGCGCACTGCACCGCGTTGTAGATCACGAACGGGGTCGCGGCCTGCCACACGACCGGCCACGCGTCTTTGGTGCGCTGCACCGGGCCGGAGCCGGTGAAGGTGATGGTGGCGCTCTGCGGCGTGCCGGTGCCGGTCGAGGCGTAGGTGTAGGTGGTGGTGACCGTGTAGGTCACCGGGCTGGCCAGCGGCTCGGTGAAGGTGTGCGGGAGCGTCGCGGCCACCGGGGCGGGGTAGGAGTCGGAGGAGCCGTCTCCCCAGTCCACCAGGATGCCCTCGACGACGCCGGTGGCCGGGGTGGGCGGGGTGAGCAGGACGTCGAAGGGCCGGTTGGCCGCGTCGCCCTGGGCCACGGCCATGCCGGTGGGCAGCGAGCCGTGCGTCAGCGCCCAGCTGCCGGGCAGGTCCTGCGGCTGGCAGTAGCCCCCCGGCCACAGCCCCCCGGCCGCGCAGGTGTCCGGGGCCCAGAACGCGCCGCCGATCTCCCAGCGCACCGCCGGGTCGGGCGGCAGGACGGCGGCGGCCGCGTACAGGCCGTTGGGCCAGGGGGTTCCGGCGGGCTGCTCGATCAGGGTGCCCGCGGGGGCGAACGTGGGGTAGGACACCGTGGCTCCTAGACGCCGGTCGGGGGGCGGGGCGCGCCGCCCCGGGTGGCGGGGCGGCGCGCTTGTCGCGGGCGGCTAGACGACGCAGACGGTGGTGGGCGGCACGATCTGCCCGCCCGTCTGGCCGTTGGGGCACACGTCGATCAGCAGCAGCCGGGACTCCCAGCACTTCTTGCCGACGAGCAAACCCTCTTCCATGAACAGCGCGGTGTAACGGTTCTGCGCCAGGGTGGTCGAGTCGTACAGGCCGTCGATCGTGATCACGTCGGCCTGCCCCTTGATGAACGTTCCGGCCTTGTAGAGGATGACCGGGACCATCGAGGGCCACTTGACGTTGGCGACGAGCGGGCTGCTCGCGCCCGGGGCCGGGTACAGGCCCATCGTGCCCACCGGCAGCCCCGAGGTGATGTCCGCGGGGCACTCGGTGCCGAACTGGCTCGCGTAGTCGGTGTCGTATGCCGGGATGTTCGGGTTGAACGCGTCGAAGAAGTCATACACCCACTGCACGTTCACCCCGCGCAGGCTGAGCCACTCCCCGATCATCTGGTCGGTGACGTTCATGGGGTCCTGCAGGCCGTAGCGCTTGGCGAGGTCGGCGCGGATGATCCCCTTGGCGAACAGCGGCAGGACCGTCTCCAGGGTGTCGGTCTGCGCCCACCGGTACCGGTAGCGCATGTCGGTGGCCTGGAGCTCGATCACGTCCAGGATGCCCGCGGACGCCCCGAACCCGGGGTAGATGTCCGGCGTGGTGCTGCTGCCGAGGGTGACCCCGAAGCGGAATTTGCAGGACTGCGCCGCCATCCGGGTCAGCGTCTGGGCGTTGACGTGGTGCGCGTGCGCCACCAGGGACTGCTCCAGGAAATACTGGATGAGCTCCGGGTAAGCCTGGTTGGTGAGGATACCGGCCTTGAGGCACAGGCCGATGACATCCAGGCGCTTCTCCTGGAACGCCGGGCACGGCACCTCGTAGCACGGCTTGACGTTGCCCGCGGCCGGGAGGCCCGAGGTCCCGGCCTCGGTCAGCATCCACAGCGGGCTGGTGGCCGCGGTCCCGGCGACCACGCCGGTCCCGCCGTCCTGGGGGACGCCGTAGACCGCGGAGAAGTCGGGGGTCTGCGGCCAGCGCACCCCGCCCCGGGTGAGGGTGACCCCCGGCAGGTCGACCAGGCCGTCCATGGACGCCGTTGGGCATAGCTCATAGAGGATCTCGGAGGGAGCGCACCAGCCGCCGCCCGCCGCGGCGGTCAACGCGTTGTTGGACGCGATCAGCGAGCCGCCGGGCAGCCGCTTCTCGTCCGACGCGTTCTCGATCTTGATCCAGTCGTCTTGCGAGCCGGTGCAGGTGAACGCCGGGTCGGGATTGCGCCGGATCGAGATGATGCCCTGGCGCAGGTACGGGCTGCCGGAGGACTCCAGGGTCCGCATCTTCGCGCGCACCGCCTCGGCCATCGCCCGCATGCTCGGCAGCTCGCCGCCCGCGGAGAACCCCGGCACGTCCGCGCTCGCGGAGACCGTGACGGTGCGCGCCCCGCGCTTGGGCAGCGTGGACGGCATGTGGGCCAGCGAGACCAGGGAGCCCCTCTTGCCGCCGCCGCCTGCGGACGCGGTCGCGGCGCCCTTCGCAGACGACGCCCCGCCCTTCATCTTGCCGCCCTTGAGCTTGCCGCCCTTCTTGTACTTGCCGTTCTTGCCCTTGGCCGGGGGTGCGCCCCCGGTGGTGTCGCCGTCGCCCTCCCCGCCCTTCTCCCACGGGGGCACGTCGCCGCCGCCGGACTTGGCCGCGGCCTTGGCGGCGGCGCGGCGCATCTTCTTGTCGTCCGTGCCGTCCGCGAACTTGGCCTTGGGCGCGAGGCGGGCGGCGAGCTCCCTGGCCTTGGCGATCCGGGCGGCCTCGGCGGTCGCGAACTCGTCGCGCAGGTCCCGCACGGCCTGCACGACGTCGGCCACCCGCTCCATCTCGGCGAGCTGCTCGTCGCTGGGCACCGAGTCGTCCGCGGGGCTCACCTGGGCGAACGCCGCGGTGGCCGCCTCGAGCAGCGGCGTGAGCTCCGCCGTGGGCGTCTCGGCGAGGAACGCCCGCGCGGCCGCGATCCGGTCGGCGCTGGTCGCGGCGTCCTCCAGGGAGAAGACGTGCGCCAGAAGGTCCTTGAGTGTGTCCATGGGTGCCCTTTGTCCGGGTGTGCTGGCAGGAGGGATGCGTCCCGGCTCACGGCTCAGCAGACTGGCGCCCGGTCCCGGCTCACAGCTCAGCGGACCGCCACGTTATGCGCATCATAGGCGCAAGTGGCTGATTTAGGGCTTATAGGGCACTTCGGACACGCGGGGCGGGCATATGCGCCTGCGGCACGCGACAGGCCGCCCCGGATCCGGGGCGGCCTGTGGAACGGCGTCTAGTCGCCGCGCCTGTTTCTCATACGGCCCATGCGCTGGCGTGCCGGGCTCCGCCGCACGCGCAGTCGCAGGTGATCGCGGTGGCGTTCTGGCAGCGCTCGCCGCAGGGTTTGGCGTCGTTGCGGGTCGCCTTCAGGGCGTTGACCTTCATCTGGCAGCCGCAGTCCGTGCACCACAGGCCGACGCGGATGAGAGCGCGGCGCGCCACGCCGTGCATGTCGAGCTGGAAGCCAGTCCGGGCGGGCGGCTGCGGCATCCTCACGTAGCCCAGCGCGCTGGAGAGGATAGGCGCGTCGGCGTAGTCCTCGGGGGCGTACGCGATGCCGCGGTGCATGTAGTCGCGGCCCTGTACGCGCACGGTGTACACCGCGGCGTCGACCGCGCCCCTGCGCGGGCAGCTGCGGCAGCGGGCGACATAGCGGACGACCGTCTGCGGGCTATCGGTCGCTGCCTGGGTGGCCACGGGGAGCCCTCCTCGGGTGCGGCTGCGGGCGTACCTCGCCCGCAAAGCGAACTCTACATCACGCAATGAATGAAGTCGAGTAGCATGGTCGGGTTCTCGCCCTGCCTTCCGGCGTCACCTCGAAGCCCGTCCCGGATCCGGGGCGGGCTTCGACCGCGGGCGCCGCGTGGCGGTCGGCGCTAGTCGCGCGCGTCCATGGCGATCTGCACGACGTTGCTGGCGACCGGCCGCACGGCCATGCGGCCCCCGGAGCCCCCGGGGCTCCGGACCTCCAGCACGCGGCCCTGGCCCCGGTCGATGACCGCCGCATGCAGGTCGTTGCTCGCGTCCGGGCCCATCTTGAACTGGACCGTGGTCCCGTTGCCGAGGGGGAACGGCTTGCGGGCGGGGCTGTGCATCGCCGCGTACGGGTCGGCGACGGTGTCGCTGTTCTCGGGACCGGCGGTCAGCTCGGCGATGCGCGCCTGCTGCGAGGCCAGCTCGCGGCGCAGCCGCTCGATCTCGCGCTGTGCCCACTGGGGCAGCCGGGCCAGCTTCTCGCCGTCGCTCGGGTTCATGGGGGGTCTCCTCCGGTCGGGTTGTGCGCGCCTCTCGCCCACACGGCAAACTCTACACCATCAAATGAACAGCGTCTAGTTGCCGTGTCGGTTCGGTCGCGCGCCCACAGTACCGGCGCCCGATACGATTACCCCACCGCGCGAAAGCGGGCGCGGCCCCTCCTGGCGTGCGGGGCCGCGCCCGCCGCGCTTGCGTACGACAAGAAGGGTGACGCCCCGTGCCGAGGACTCTTGAAGAGCGCGTTGAGACGCTCGAAGCCCACGCTCTGCTCACCTGCACCGGACACCTGTCCACCCTGGCCAGCAGGGACCAGATCGCCTACCTGGACGGGCGTACCGACCGGCTCGCTGCCACGGTCGACGAACTGCGCGGCGAGGTGCGAGCCGGATTCGCCTCGGTCGACGAGCGGATTGACCGCCTCGACCAGCGGATGGGCTCTATCGAGTCGCTGCTGGCCAAGATCGCCTCGAAGCTCGGGATCGAGTAGCCGCCCGCGAGCCGAGGGCATGCATGCGCGGGCGCGGCCGCCTGGAATGCGGCCGCG